ATCAATGGACAGACAGATGATAAGTGTCCAATAGATTACGAGATGATATGTAAGTTAGATGGTATGGAACATCAGCTTGCTAATATTGTAGGTGCTGCAGTTGAATGTGAACATGGACATTATAACAGATGGAGTGGAGCATATGAATATAAATAATCTTATAGACAAGTACTATTTGTCTAATGATTTCAATACGTTAGCTGATAAAACTAAAGTAGATTATAGGTATTGTATAGGCATTTTATTAGCAACTAAAGTTGATGGCAAAAGTGTGTCAGCAATACGTCTTACTAAAATGACAGGTGCAATAGCACGTAGGTCATATGAAGTATGGTTAGCTAGAGGAACTTACTTAGCTAATGCAGTTACGTCAGTAGCACGTAAGGTATATTCATATGGAATGGAGATGGGTTATGCAGAAACTAATCCCTTCTCAACTTTCAAAAGAAAAACCACTCATGTTAGGAATACTGTGTGGACAAAGGAACAAGTAATACAATTTTTAGATGAAGCTTATGCTGATTTTCAGTACAGGAATGTAGGTTTGATAGTACAGATGGCATACGAATGGTGTCAAAGAGTAGGTGATATGCGAATGTTACAGTTTTCTAACATAGACTTTGACAATAGTGTGTTAAATTTGCAACAGTCTAAGAGAAGAAGTGTAGTACACCTACCTATTTCTGTTGACTTATTAGAAATGTTAGTCCAACAGAGAGAAGATTATGGTTTTCAACCCTATGTTGTACCTCACTACAAGCCTTTACGTGGAGTATACAAGACATATTCTATGGTAAGACTATCAAAAGTAGGTAGGAGAGTGATGGACATGGCTAATTTGCCTAGTGAATTACGTCTTATGGACTTACGTAGGACAGGTACTACAGAAATGGTGGAAGCAGGAGTATCGATGGGTCAGATTATGTCTGTCACAGGTCACGCTAACCCCCAATCTGTGAAACCATACATGAAGAATACGTATGACTCTGCAAATAATGCATTGACACTTCGTAAAACTTATGGTACAAGCAAGTAAATGCCGACAAGGAAAGTGATACATAATGTATAACATGAACGAGATAGTAAAACAATTAGACGTACCCAATGGTATGACAAAAAGAATCAACTGTCCTATATGCAAAGGCTACAAGACGTTTACTGTGACAAACAATATGGGTAAAATCATTTGGAATTGTTACAAGGCTACGTGTGAGACTAAGGGTGGACATAGAATACATATGTCAGTACAGGACATACGTGATGCAATCACACCTGATGTAATGGACATAGGAGAAGTTGAGTTTATATTACCTGACTTCCTCGTGCCACATGGAAATAGAAGAGAGGTCATGGACTTCTGTAAAGTATGGGAGTTAGATGCAGATGAATTAGATTTACACTATGATGTAAAAGAAAAACGTGTTGTGTTCCTAGTGAAAGATAATAGTGTTACTGTTGATGCAGTTGGAAGGTCAATCGCAAACAGGATACCTAAGTGGAAACGATACGGAAAGAATAGCTTGCCTTATACACATGGTTGTGGTAGGGTGGCAGTAGTTGTTGAGGATTGTGTGAGTGCTTCAGTTGTAGGCAGTGATGTATACGTTGGGTTAGCTGTGTTGGGTACATCATTATCAGAATCACATAAAGAGTATCTTTCACGATTCTCAATAGCAATTATAGCACTAGACCCTGATGCACTACCCAAGACACTAGCTTTTGCAAAGGAATTACGAGGGTATGTCAATGATATTAAAGTACTTAGGCTAACAGATGACTTGAAATATCGTAAACCCATTGACCTATTAAACCTAAATAAATTAATCCAATAGAAGGAGAACCAACATGGAACTATCATTAATAAGAAGCCTAATGGACAAGTCATTCTATGACGAGCATAGAGGAGCTAAGTGTCCTGATAGATTATTTAGCAAGGATGTACGTCAGATAAAGACTGCCATAGACAAAGCTATGGATACATATGAGAGAACAGTAACACCTGATGAGATTGAAGCATTGTTTGTTTCTAATAATCCATCAATGACTACTGCACAGAAACAGGCATACTCTAGTTTGTTTCGACAGATAAAGAAGGAGCAACCCCTTGGAAGTGATATAGCACAGGAAGTATTGTCTAAACTATTTCAACAGGTTGTTGGAGAAGACATTGCTAATCTTGGATTTGATTACGTTAATGGTGCTAAGTCTTCTCTCGAACCATTACGTAATATACTTGAGCATTACGGAGATGACTTTACCCCCAACTTAAATATAGAATGGGAAGACATAGACTTGGATACCCTACTAGCTAAGAATGACTTGGAAGCTAGGTGGACATTCAACATACCTAGCCTAACACGAAGGGTAGAGGGTGTTAATGCAGGTCACTTGATTGAGATAGGTGCTAGACCTAACACAGGTAAGACATCCTTTCATGCATCATTGATTGCTAGTCCAAATGGATTTGCCCATCAGGGTGCTAACTGTATAATCTTATGTAATGAAGAAGGTTATCATAGGGTAGGTGCAAGATACTTAACTGCATCTACAGGTATGGAAATGAGAGAGATAAAGGCTAACCCTAGTAAGGCTCGTGACTTATATGCACCTGTTAAAGATAGGATAAAGATTAAGGATGCAACAGGTAGAGATATGGCATGGGTTGAGAGTGTGTGTAAAGCATACAAGCCTGATGTAGTACTCTTAGATATGGGAGATAAGTTTGCGAGGACATCAGGGTTTGCTAGAGCAGACGAAGCCTTGAAGGCTAATGCCATACACGCTAGGCAGATTGCAAAGCAACATGAGTGTGCAGTCTTCTATATGTCACAGTTATCTGCTGAAGCAGAAGGTAAGGTTATACTTAACCAAGCTATGATGGAAGGCTCACGTACAGGTAAGGCAGCAGAAGCTGACCTTATGATATTGATAGCTAAGAACCCACAAGTAGAAGGGCAAGATGAAGAAGATTCACAACGACACTTGAATGTTGTTAAAAATAAGTTGTCAGGTTGGCATGGTAGTGTACACTGTGAACTTGACTATAAGACAGCGAGGTACGAAGCATGAAGCTAACATTAGACGTAGAGAACACAGTTACACATAGAGATGGCAAGCTACATCTTGACCCATTTGAAACTAATAACAAGTTAGTTATGGTAGGTTGCTTGACTGATACAGGTAAGGAGTATCTGTTCAGAGATACTTATGATGGACTACAGGAATTATTAGATGAAGCCACTATACTTATAGGTCACAATATAGTACATGATTTATTGTGGATATGGGAGTGTGGGTTCAAGTATGATGGTTCAGTATTTGATACCATGCTAGGAGAGTATGTATTATTACGTGGTCAGAAACACCCACTCTCTCTTGAAGCATGTGCAGAAAGATACAATCTAAATACAAAGAAGCAGGATACTCTAAAGGAATACTTTAAGAAAGGCTTTGGGGTAGATGAGATACCACCTGAAGAACTATCAGAATATCTGTCTGCTGATTTACATGCAACTCAAGAGTTGAGTGAAGAGATATATAAGAAGCTACTTACAAAAGAGTATGGTGGATTACACGAGACTGTCATCTTAACTAATCAAGTTGCCACTACACTAGCTAAGATATATCAACGTGGATTTGCAGTTGATGTTGATGCCTTAGAAAAAGTTAGAAAAGAGTTTGAGCAAGAGAGAAAAGACTTACGAGCATCCTTAACTACCCAAGTAAGTAAGTTGATGGGTGACATACGTATCAATCTTAATAGTCCTGAGCAGTTATCATGGGTTATCTATAGTAGAAAGCCACATGATAAAGCTATGTGGGCAAATAACTTTGAGCCATACATGAGTGACACAGAGTTTCGTAAACGAACTAAACTACATTCTAAAATCCTCTTCAGACAATACGCTTCTACATGCATAGAGTGTAAAGGATGGGGAGAGATTAGAAAGGTAAAGAAGAATGGAACACCTTATACTAACCCCACCAAATGTAAGAATTGTAATGGGGATGGTCATACTTTTACTGATATTGTGGACAGTGTGGCAGGACTAAAGTTCAATGCACCCAACCCTAAGTGGGTAAGTGCTAATGGATTCTCAACGAGCAAGACACAACTAGAGGTACTAGAGGGTGTTG